TTGGCGCAAGCACAAGAAAGCGCAGCGGCTATTGTCCCTACTGCCCAAGCCGTTCAAGCACAGGCAGAGCAAGCTGCCAAGCCACCTACTACACTGCCGTTCGGCATCGCTTCGCCTGAACAGATAGCTGCTGCGATAAACCCAGAAGCCGCCGCTGATGCACAACTGGACGCGCTTACTGCGGCTCCCGCTGCTACCCCACTAGAAGCCGTTGTCGCTGAAGCCACTGCTCCAGCACAAGATAAACTACCGAACGCAAAAGTAAAAAACGAGACAGACGAACAAAAGGTAATCAGGTATGACGCTGAGCTTGCGCTTGGTGTAGATTCGGATGGTAAAAAACTTACGCCGGTAGAAATAAAACGTAAAACTGATGCGCTGAAGAAAGCTGAAGAAAGACTGGGGCCTGAAAATGTCACAATCATACGAGCCAATGCCGCACAGCCTTCTGGAATTGTCCCCGGAGGAGATCAGTCTGGCGCTCCTAGCGCTTCATCAGAATTGGGACAACCCTCCGGAGAGCCTTCAGCACCTGTCAACGCTGGACTGGATGGTGTTAGAGGGGATGTTGCACCAGCTATTATTCCAGCGGCGGATCAGCAGCCTACATTAAAACAAAGTGAACTAACCTACAACGACGGTAACACATATATTGGGACAACTTTAAACGGCATACCTGAAGGGCAAGGTACTTACACGGAGACTGATGGTAGTAACTATGTTGGAGAATTTAAGGACGGCCAGTTTAACGGTCAAGGAACCTACACTTTTGCAGATGGTTACACGCTAACGGGTGTTTTTGAAAACAGCAAACTACTCAACGGTCAAGGAACTTACACTTCTGAAGATGGCCGCACGCTAACGAGTATTTTTGAAAATGGTGAACTAATTTCAAGGGAGAAGTCAAGTGTCACTCAAGCCATTGAAGCCAAGCAAGCAAAAAAAGAAGGACCGAAAAAAGAACCCGCACCCCCAGTAGATGAAGAGCTTGACGAAGCCGCTCTACAAGAGGAACTTGATGCTGAACTCGCCGGTACGCCCGCGCCTGTAGCAAAGAAAGACTACGCTGCGACTGAGCGCGTATTTAAAAAAGAACAGATGCCGTTTGTAACGGCAAAGGTCGATACACGCGCTGCCATACCCAAGAATATCGACGAGGCGGTCAGCCATGCTGGTGCTGAGACAGCGTTTGATCAGTTCGATACAGCGTTGGATAGCCTTAAAGAGACTTATGCTGACCAAATAAACGCTGAAAATAAGGCAAATACTGACAGGCATAATGAGAATCAAAGACTCGGCATACCGTCTATCAAATCGGAAGATGTAACTATTTACGACATCTTGGGCCGCATGACCCAGAGTGAGCGTGAAGCTGCTCTTGATAAAGTCATAGACGAAAATAAACTTAAACCAAAACAACTGGATAAAAAGAAAGTACGGGATACGTTCGTCAAGTCTTTGTCTGAAGCCCAGCAGAAAGCTGTTGAAACCAAGCGTAAAGAGATTCTTAAAGCAGAAATCAAAGCCGTATCCAAACTAGGTAAGAAGAGTGCCTCCGACATCCGCGAAGCCCGTAAGAAAGCCACCGCTGGCACGACGGTTGCCACTGCCAAAGTGGGTAAAGCCCAGCCTGTTACGACAAGGAAGGTTGAAGAGAAGAAGGAAAGTGAAAACATAATTGAGCGGGAGACTGTAGCTGCACTGCGCTCTGGCAACACCGACACGATCCTGCGGGCTATTAAGACCGGCTACACCGACCCGGCTACCAAGCTGTTTGCAACTCGTATCGAAGCGACTCTTGGTCAGTTCGGCATGAAGCCGACCGTAGTTGTTGGCAAGGTGACGGATAACCGCCCTGCCATGTATGACCCTGCGACTGAGACGATCACGGTTGACCCTACCGCGCCGCGTGACGTATCGCTTGATACTGTTGTACTGCACGAGTACGCTCACTTCATCACTGACCGTGCAGTGGACAACCCACAGAGTTTGACCCCGATCCAGAAGATTGCGCTCGATAACCTTAACAAGCTGCACAAACATGTCAAGTCCAAGCTGGGCAAGAAGTACGACATCAAGACCCTTAAAGAGTTTATCGCCCAGTCGTTTTCTGATTCAGAGTTTGTCGCTGAGATGGCTAAGATTCCTCCGGCTACAACTGTTGTTAAAGTGCCCAACGCGCTGCGTGAGTTTGCTACTCGTGTGATGCAGCTTCTCGGCATCAAGGGCGACAGCGCATCGAGTCAAGTGCTGGAGAATATCCAGACGATGATCACCGGGCCGGTAAAAGGTATGAAGGCCAAGGGCGTGTCGTTTATGGCTGAACCCAAAGAGCCGAAGAAGGCGGGGGAATACACAGGCAAGTCCACAGAAGAGTTTATCGCTGGGCAAAGAATCCCTGATAAACCCAAAGGCTTCCTGTCGTCCATCTTCTCGTGGTTCACCGGCAGCTATACAAAACGTGCCAAAGAGGCGGCGACCAAATACCAGAACGAGCAGTACGCAGTAAAAGACCTTCAGCGCCAGCTAAATCGAACGGGCTTGCTTGTGGTGGGGAATGAGGCCGACGCAAACAATATCTACGACGCGTTGTCGCTTGCGGCGGGTAACTTCCGTAACCTGCAAAACACCTACGTCAACGTCCACTTGAATAAGATCAACGAGATGTTGGTCGATATGGTTAAAAAGACAGGGTTGACGCTAGATGAAGCAATGCAGCACTTGGCAGCGTACGGTCAGGTCATGCACGAGTCTGAAGTGCGGAAGGTTAAATACCTGAAGAACGTACCGTTGCGTTCGGACGACATGGCGAAAAATATAAATTGGTTCGGGAAAATGATTCCCCCTGCCACGGCGCGGGACAATATTTTCGAAGACTTAACTTCTGGCGGGTTTGAAGCCAAAGCGGAGAGCTTGGGCATGACATCTAAAGACCTAGCCAAGGCATACCGCAAACTGCTTGAAGATATTGTCGCTGACAAGAAGAACCTTGACCCCGGCCCGGATAATAAATTTGTCCCGCAGCATGATGTAAACAGCGATAAATACACTGTGCTGGCAGGACTGACCCCCGCAGACGTTAAGAACCATATTGATAACTTCAATAAAAACCCAGAACAAAAGAAGATAATGGACGCCGTCCTGAAGCAGGTACGCGAGCTATCTGATGTAACTATCATGCTTAACAAGCAGGCCAACTACTGGTCGCCGCAGGTAGACAACCTTGTTAATTTCTACGGCTACGAGAACTACGTCACATACAAGGGTAAGCCTATGCAGGAAGAAGACGCGGACTTGTTCTACGGTGGCGAGCAGCGTCTTGGGAAAGAGTTACAGCAGAGGGAATACACACAGGAGGGCCGCTACACGCTGCCTGATAACCCCATCCTCACTATGATGGCTGACGCATCGATTGCCGCTGCGCGCTCTGGCCGTAAGGACGTGACTAAGACACTCGATAACCTAGTAAAAACCGGCTTGGTTGCGGGTGAAAGAAAGATAGTGCCGTTTGCAGACCGCTACAAACTCAAAGAAGACTCTGAGTTGTACAAGTTGATGAACCGGCAGAACGTGTTCTTCCACTACATGCCTAATGGCGAGATCGCCATCATTTCGGTCAAGGACGAGAAACTACGTAACGCGCTTCGTAAGACGTATAAAAACGATAATGCACTGCTAGATACAGTACAGTACCTGACTAGCCGCATGGGGCAGATGCACACCCGCTTTAACGTAGCGTTCGCGCCCAAGAACTTCGTGCGTGATATGTTGGCTAACGCGTTCAATATCAGTGTTGATATGTCTCCCGGCGCTGCGGCTAACTACGTAGGCTCGATTGCGAACTATATAACTTCAAACGGGTTGATAAAGTCTGGGCAGGTAGCCAAAGCGTTTTATGACGGTGGAGCGGACCCGGCTAAAAACCCCCGCATCAAAGCCCTGTTAGCTAAGGATAAATCTGGGCACGTCAAAGACTTGGTTGACTACCTGCAAAACGGCGGTGATATTGCCTACGTCAGTAGCTTTACTTCTAAAGGACAGTTCCGAGATTTATTGGAGCAGGGCCAAGGCCCGCAGGGCACGGTACTCAGAACTAAAGAGAAGATAGGTAAGCTCTTCGACGTGTATCAGGCTGGCTTTGAATTCACAAGCCGCGCCGCTGCGTTCAAGATTCGCAAAGCCGAAGAGATGGGCAAGCTGATGGCGAAAGGTATGAGCCGTGCGGAGGCAGAAAAAGCTGCCAACAAACCCGCCGCTGCTTTTGCCAAGGGTCTGGCCAACTTTGAAGAGAAGGGCTTGAACGCTAGAGAGTTAGGCTCATGGTTCATGTTCTTTAGCGCGTCAGCCACGGGCGCGGTGCGGGTTATTGAGCCGCTGGCTCCCGCTATATCGTCTGTCTTTGGCGGGTATAAGAAGGCGGCAGACCGAGCATGGAGTGAGTTGCCTAAAGAATTGAAAGATAAGGGTGACAAAGAAGAGTTCACTAAGAAGTTTATTGAGCAAGCCACACGCGGCAAAAATACCGTGGCCGTCATCAGCGGGGTCGGGGCCGCTATGTACTATCTGGCGTACGCCATGACTGGAGAAGATGACTTTGGGCGCAACCGGGTAGCCACGGATGACATGAGCCGGTGGATGCGGGACGCTAGGTTCTTTGTGGGCGACGGGGTCAATGACATTATCACTATCCCTTGGGGCTTTGGTATGGGAGCGTTTGCTGCGCTCGGCGCTCAGTTCGCCTCTCTTGGGGTGTCTGATACCAAGTTCACCGATGTCATGGCGAACTCCGTGCCTATCCTCATGGACTCGTTCTTGCCGATCCCCATTTCCAAGGGCAGCATAAAAGACAACCCGCTTGAGTTCTTCGTTGACAGTCTGATGCCCGCACCGGTTAGACCCCTTGTTGAGTTCACTATGAACTACAACTCTCTTGGGCAAGAGATTTACAACAACCGCCAAGGTCCGAACGGCAGTGTTTACACAGGTGGCGACAACGTGCCAAAGCTGTTCAAGGACGCTTCTGCGTTTATGTTTGAAAACTTTGGGGCGAGGTTCGGGCCTAACGAGATGTATTTCTTCGCCTCAGCGTATGTGGACGCATTGTCTAAGGCTGGGGTCGCGGGCTGGAATCTGTTTACCATTGGGACTGAGGGTGACCGTTCAGCGATGGAAAGACTAAAGCAGGACAGCCTACTTTTTAGCGGCTTTGTCGGAACGCGCTCTGACTACGATGCACGTACGTGGAACAAGATCGAGAAGGATTTGAAAGCCCGCAGTGACATGCTGAGTGAACTGGAAAAGGCTAACATCACGGCGTACTACGAGTACTTGGCCGACAATCCACTAGACGAATTTCTGGCTGTTCAGTACAAAAAAGACGCTGGCGGGGAGCTTAAAAAGTTGCGTAGTGAAGGAAACGAAATCCGAACCAACACGGACTACGACTACGCAACCAAACGCGCTTTGCTGGAGATGAATAGAGCAGAGCAGACACTTCTTAAGAAACAGCTTGTCGATATGTACATAGCGATGGGGTATGAGTTTTAAGCTACACGCCACACCCTAATTCCCAGATGCCCCTCCCGCTCACAGGTATAAATCTTTACCTTGATGCGGGATTTCTTGGCGGCAACGTCCGCCACGTAGGTCATCTGGGCAGGGCGCAGCGTGGGGATAAAGAAACTCTCCCCAACTGCCATGTAGTCATACGGGAAAATCCACTCAGGTTCCTCCGTCAGCTTCTCCATGTCCATCGGGGGTAAAGAAAGAATCCGGGATTTGGGTCGCAAAGACATAGGTGTTCACATTCATATTCTTGTCAAGGATACTCAGGGCTTGCTTCCAGCCAGCGTCCAAGCGGGATTTTTTCACATCGATCAGTATTTTCTTCTCCCGCATGTTCTGCTCGAATTCCCGTGAACTGACGTTCTTCTCAGTCAGGTACTTCTTGAACTCGGTTGTCGATACAGTAACCAGACCTGTCGCTAGATCAATACGCCCGACCAGACTCGTCCTCGGCTCCATCGTGACCTTACCGTCGTTGATGCCCAGAATGCCTGTGTAGTATTTATTGATGAAGTCACCGACCAACGACGAATAATCAGTCTCGCCAAGGTTCACCACCTTGTCCCGTAGGTTGATCATCTCGCCGCAGACCTTGGAGTAAATGCGCTCTAGGTCATACTCGATGATGCCGAACTCGTTGGCTACCATTCCACCCGCCATAGTTGCCCCGATGATGTTCTCGTAGAAGCGGTAGATCGCGTCGTTGCCAAAGTCACGCTTGAATCGGGCAATCCACTCATCCACCATCTGCTTCAAAGCTACCTCGCCGTGGGTAAAGTAGGCAGGGATAATCTTACGCGCTGCGTGACCGTAGTTGTACTTGAACAGGTCAAAGACCTTGGGGCCAAAGCTCGGCTCGTCTATCAATAGCTGTGGCTTCATTACAAGAAACTCGATCATACGTGCCATCTCGCCTGTTGCCATAGAGTTGTTGGACATAATCATATCCAGCAGCGGCACGTTACAAGTCATCATGGCAATCGCCGACGCTAAGAGTTCGTGCTCCCGCTCAGCGTTGATCGACCCCTGCATCCTGATCTTGGCCTTACCCTGCGAGATAGCGTGAACCATCTTGCTTAATTCTTCTAGCTTACGGGTATGCGCTTCATCGACGCCGAACCCTGCGTTCTTCAAAGTAATGTACCGCTGATTCAAGCCGTTGTTTGTTGCATCAAAGACCGAAATGCCCACAGGATTACACCAGACGCTAAGGTTTGCGTACAGCGCGCCGGTCTTGCCGTTGCCTGATTTACCTGTGTAACTAACGACCGCGCCCGGTGTAGAAGTCAGGGGCATGAGGGGTGAACCCAGACCGATCAACGTGCCAAACGCGTGCATCTCCATCGTTGGGCGGTTCAACTGCTGAGCGCATTCGCGCCAGACTTCAAAGCTGCCTTTCGGCTCAAAGTGTTTTGCCACACTGCGAACCATAGGTGACGCAGGCGTTGGGACGATCTTACCGTTTGCCCTAATTAAACTGTTACCGATGACATACTCTCGGCCCAGTCGCTCATCACCCACCGGCTCCGTCCAGCCCATCTGCATCTGCATCAACTCGGCTTCTGCCTGAGTCTGCAAGTAATGTCCCCATTTCATTATGTATCCCATGATGTGTTGTAGCTTACCTGCGTTACCCACGATACCCATAAAGCCGATTGCCTTCTTGAACTCGTCAGACGCGTTCAGGCTTCGGGTAGTAATCATGAAATCGCGTGGCGCGTCTTTAGGCAACAGAAGACGCATCATTAAAATCTCGCCATCCATCTTGCTGTACATCCGGCGTATCGGGAACAACTCGTGTGGGTAGATCAACTGCGCGTCTAGTATTGTCTTGTTACCCTTCTTGTCCACCTTTGGCGGCGGCTGGTAGTAAATGCCACCTGTCTCGCCCCTGAAGTATGGGAATAATGCCTGTGGGTGGTCAGGGATTACGTTTGCTGGAATATCTTCGGGATTCTCGTACTGCCGAACTGCGTCCTCTTTAGGGGCTTGGGCGATTTTGATGATTCGTCCGAGCGCGAGTGGGTTGGTGAACTTGCCTTTGTATTTGCAGGTGTCACAGACTCCGGGGTTCTCGTTATCGAAGACTGTGCAGGAATAGGGCTTACCCTGACGGAGTGTTGCCTTTCGTTCCGTTTCTGCCGCATCGTAGCCGGGATAATCTTCTGATAATTTATGGATAGCCTCGTCGCGGTCGATACAATGCTGTGCAATGGATAGTGTGGCTGTCCAGAGAGGTTCCGGCAGAGTCGTAGAATTTTCAATTGCCCACTTAATCTGTTCACAGCCGTCTCCTTCAATACTTCTGATAGCGATCTTTTCAAAGGAGGTCTCCTGATTGTCGAGCTTCATCAACGCCTTGGTGTCCTCGTCCAAACCTTTTGGCAGATTCTTTAGGATTTCTGCTGGCGTCTCTTCTACTATGCCTAAGAACTCTTTGAACTCATCGAATGAATAGACGGGAAGTTCGTCGCTGATTACTTCGCACTTACTAGGTGGCGTAGTCTTGTAATTAAACGTCTCAGGACAGCGCATGATCCGCGCCACGTCCGCTGTAACCACTGGATCGATATGTAAGTCATTCTCAAGACAATACGCTTTAAACTTTTCCGCGTAGGGCTTCCACTCAGCAACGGGAATGTCTCTATCGAATAGCCAATAGGCATGGACCCCGGTGCCGGAATCGACAATAACGGGGGGCGGTAATTCTGTTCTAGCCAAGAATACCTGTAGGGCAATATGCGCTTCGGATTTAGATACATAGCCGCGTTTAACTTGTGCCTTTGATACTCCAACATCCAAGTCGATGAAGAATGAACGTAGGAATTGCGCATCCTCTGCCTTCCTTGAATAACCGTCGAAGGACGCAAGGGCGACGTAGACGTTAGCTTTTTCCAGCGCAAACTGTCTTGCAAGGTTTTCAACATCATCTATGGACTCCGCGAATCTCTGTGTGGTGCGTTTGTTGTCTATCTTTGCCACACAGTAGACGCCCTGCGAAGGCAATGCTTTCTCGTAAAATTGTTTTATCATATCCGCAGAGACAAGAAAGGCAGGATTGCTCCTGCCTAGTTAATGGGTGGGGTACTCGCTACGTCTGTTATAGCCAAGATATTCGGCAACACCCCCTAGCGAGGTGCGCTATGACAACTAACAATTCGCACTTATTAATTGTCTGCCTTATTCCACAGCATCCGCTTTTCCCCGTTAAATCGTCCTACCAATCATGTCTTCAATATAGGCTTTGGCGTCCTTCACTGACTTAGCGGGCAATACTCCTGCCTCCAAGTCTTTCTCTAAAAGCCTGATAAACGCCAAAGCTATATCTTCATTTTTGCCGCGTAGCACCGCGCCACGAAACCAGTTATGAACAGTAGCGCGAGAAACTTCTACCGCTTCGGCTACGTATTTGGCTGGCAGATTTGCGGTTACACAAAGCTTAGCCATCCTGTAGCCGATGCGGTAGGTGTCATCCGCACTATCTAACTCACTTAAAAACTTAGTACTGTACGGGCGCGACATGGTTCTCCTTATTTCTTAGTCCACTTTTTAATCACATCGGTAGCATCAGTTGCTTGAGCAGTGGGTTTCTTTGCCGACTCTCGTACCACTGGCTCAGGGGCTTCCACTTCCGGCGTTGCCTCTCCCTCTTGTGTAGCTTTCTTCTTGTACACGGTGAGTTTGATAGCTGACTCTGCTGATGGTGTCTTACCCTGTTTGCTGATGGTCTCGTAGTCATTGGGATCAACCGCGCCCGACGGGGAGAACAGCACTTTAGGGAACTGCACTTTCGTATCGAACTGTACTTTGGTGACCAGACGATTAAGGCTGATGTTGTTGCTTGCTACCATTGCGCCGTATGACTTGAAAGGCCATCTTCCGTTCTCTTCTTTACCAAAAGACGAAGCTGCGGGGATAACGAATTCCAATACGTCACCACTCGGGTCTTGTGGGAGGACAACAGCCGTACGCCATGACAGCTTGCATTTCGCACCAACACCTGAATCGTTTGAACCCTTTGCGGAGTTGGGGCAGACGTCGCAAGACGGAGCGCAGGGAGATTCAACATCAGCATCAGGCTTAACGGAGTCGTTAGACCAGCAAATGGGCGAAGCAACTTTTCCTTCTTCATACGTACCCTCGTAGCATTGACGCGACGCGCTATGCGCTGCACGAACAAAGATAATGTTCATGTGACGGTCTTCGATACTGCCAACTTCTTTACCACCTACCATCTTGCGGAACACGCCGCCCTTGATCGACAAGCGCTTAGTTTGATTAAGACTGCCACCGGCCAACGCCGCTGTATCTTCATCGACGCCCGACTGAATGATCATCGGGTTGTTTGCAAGAATCGTTGCGAGTTCTGTACTCATGATTTTTCCTTAACTTAATTTGACTGTGGGCTTACGTACTGTGACGGTAAATTCACGCATCACATTCACACCGGGCGGTAAACCTTCATGATGCCGCTCAGAAATGAATTCTTTAAAATTACCTTGGTGTAACCGTGACTCGAACAACTCAACAGCGCCATGCTCAAGCACGAACTTGTTGAAGCCGTCACGGTCTGAACAGGTGAACCTTTCTTTTAGGGTTTTAATTACGGTGCCGTGAGAGGTCTTGATACTGTCTGCCTTGATCTCATTACACCCCGCTAACATCGCTTGTTCAAGAACCACCATCTCGGACTTCAATTCAAGATCGCGTTCTTTAAATTCTGCCTCTATCCTGTCACGCTCGTTTCGAATAGTCAAGTAGGCTTCTACTAATTCGTTCATATCTTTCATAGCTTTACCCTATTCCCAATTCAGATTTATAAAGATCAATCAGTTGTTCATGCGAATCAACTTTCCCTTGCAGCAACTTGTACATCCGCTTCTCTACGTCTGACCCCTGTAAGTGAACTACTGTCATACGATTCTTCTGACCCACGCGATCAATACGGGCGACGCACTGTAGATAAGTTTCTACACTCATAACAGGAGACCAGAAGACGATGGTGTCGGCAGCGGTTAGTGTGACGCCGTGTGATGCTGCTTGAGGCTGGATGACCAGCACTCGCGGTGTCGGCGTTGTTTGAAACTTATTAACGATCTGCCCCCGCGCCGCAGCAGATACCGCTCCGTTAATAATCTCGTTGGTGACGCCATTGTCACGCAAGTGCCGTGAAACAAGATCGATAGTGTGAGTGAACGGCACGAACACGATGACCTTGTTCTCGGTCTCGTCTAGTACTTCATCCAACGCTTTCAGACGTGGGGCTATGTCGAACTCAACCACCTCTTTGTCGTCGGAATACACCGCGCCGCCTGAAATCTGCAAGAGCTTACTGAGCCGCGCCGCTGCGTTTACTGCACTTATCTGCTCCCCTGCGGCTTCCACCAGCATGTCGTCGCGAATGCGGTTGTAGTACTTGTGTGCCTGTGGGGTCAGCGGTACATCTCTTGTCTGATACAGAACCTCCGGCAAATCTAGGCAGTCTGCCTTGGAGAACCTGATCGCTGGCTGCAACGCTCTGAACACCTCGGACTTCGACGTAGGCTTGGGCACCCACTTGAACCGTGTGACTTGGTTCATGACTCTATCCCGCCACGCTGTAGCGTACTTGGGGACTCTGTCTGGCGAGACCAAACGCGCTAAGCCGAACGCATCAAGCGGAGACTGCGATGCCGGTGTGCCAGTCAGCATCCATAGGCGGGTGTGGGGCTGGATTAGTTTCGCCAACATCTTCCAGCGCACGGTACTTGTAGACTTGTAGGCGTTAGCCTCGTCCACTACGATCAGGTCGAACTTGCCGGACTTGATGTCGTCAAAAAGAATACCTACACCATCGTAATTCGTAACGATAAAGTCGTACTCACCGTTAACGATCTTCTTACGCTTGGCCGCTGGCCCGTAGGCTACGCCCACGCTTCGGTGCATAGCTGTCTTGAATACATCGGCTTGCCATGCTGAATACATAATTGTCAGAGGGCAGATCACTAGCACCCGCTTAACAATACCCTGCGACATCAAGTAGTCAGCCGCCCAGATAACGGAAGAAGTCTTGCCCGTACCCGCCTCGTTGAAACAGAACGCGCGTTGTCTAGTCGAGAGGAACTCGGCAGTTGTGCGCTGATGGTCAAACGGTGTAAACAGACCGGGGTAGTTGTAGTCACGCGACATCGGTGAAGGCACGTTAGATATGCCCATTGTCTGCGTCAGGAAGGTAGATTCCTTGAGACCCCAGTAGGTAAGCAGTGTGGTCTCGGTGTCGCCTCGGTTTAGTATCTCGCACTTCTCGATGTAGTTTAGAAGTGTATCAGCCAAAGCGTTTGGAACTTTATACTTGAGGGCGGCGTCATCCACCACTGTAAACTTAATATCACTCAATTTTGCCTCACTGTAAACTTAACGTGACCCCTTGCGGGGGTTAGTCGGTTATATCCGTGTCAAGGAGTACTGCAAGAAAGGGTAGACACTAAATAACTGATGCGGTTAATGGGGGGAAAACCCTTGCGGAAAAAACCCCCGCCCACTCACACCTTACGGCTAGATACCAACAAGTTTGAAGACTGCGTTTCCCCGTCTTCCTACCGTAGTAATCCGGATTCCTACGGCTTTCCGGTTCTGGGTTAGTCCGCTTTACGTTATCACGTCCGGCAGTCTTCAAACTTGTTGGTGGGGGGAGTATTTCCAGCGAAGAGTGAACTGACCAAAGCTCTTTCATCGCCTTCCACTGTCCCCCCGTAGGCTTTACTTCTTTCTTTCGCGCTTGCTTGTCTCTGACACTAACGCACCAGAGGCTGCTCGTTTGAAAGAACGATTCGCGGACGCTGACTGTACCATCACTCCGTCTTTATTGCTACCGCCTTTTGACAAAGCTTTCTTGTGCGCGATGTCTTTGCCCTCACGCTTGTCAGCTTTACCGTTGCCGTTAGCATCCGTTCCCTTCTTGTCCATCGCTCGACGCGCGCGTTGACGCTCCATGCGGTCAGGGTGTTCACCCCGCGCCTTCTCCTGTTGGTATTCTTTGGCATACGGCCTTGGTTTATTTACGTATGGCATCTTATTCAATCTCCCCAAAGAAAGGCGGTGTTGGTCGAACGGCTTGCCAGCGTTGAGTGTCAAGAAAATATAAATACAGAATATCGGGTTCACCATCTACGTAAACGTCAATACGTTTAATCTGATCATCAACACTTTCAAAGCATTTAATGGTGCTACGCATATCAGGAGAATTACCTTTAGGTAGGTATAAAGCCCCGCAACAGTTTTCTATATCAATTACGATTCTAGATACATTACACATTACGTTCCACATATTTCACCTCGTCCTATGAAATTCACACGTCGTTACCGGACACCAGCCACACAGTGGCGTAGGATTCATCTGCCACATATCGTTCTCGTATGACACCTTCATGCGCTCGAGGTCGCCGTTGAAACTATTCCACAACGCCGGAATCTGCCCACGGTGATAGTCCTCTGTTATAAAGTTGTTGTGCATCACGAACATCAGCCCTGCCTTGACCTTCTCCACCTGCGGGAAGTGCGCGTAAGTCATCAACGCCATCAGCCTTAACTGCTTTACATCAGGGTATCGGTCACTGCCTGTCTTGTAGTCAACGATGAACGCTGTGTCACCGGAGATGATCATCAAGTCAACGATACCTCTTACCCAATATTCTTTAGAATGAAAGTCGCACGGCGCTTTGTTCTCGTCTAGCGCCATTTGATATTCAGGAAACCGTTCACCATCGATCTCCAGAAGTGGGTCAACCAAGGGCGCAAACCTCTTGTAGTTCTGTGGTAACTCTGTTCCATCTTTCGCGTAGTTCTCCAACGCTTCATGAACGCTAGTGCCGTAAAGCATTTGTTGTGTCGGTTTGACTTCATAGTTTTTGAGGACTTTGACTTCATGATATTGTTTTGGACAGTTTATATATTGTTTGAGACCTGAGAACGACCACTTGATTGGCTGCATGGGATACCTTTATTTGTTAACACTCTCCATAACTATGCCCCCATTTTGCCTCACATGCAACAGGTAAACCCTTAGCCCAAACCGGTGGGATGGACATCTTCTCAACGACGAATTCCATAGCCTCCTCACGCTCCGCTTCCGGTACAACAACCACCGCCGCATCATGCACAGTCAGGGCGACTCGATACCTTTCATTAATAGCAAGCATCTGTTCGCCTACGACAATCCTAGCCAACGCTTGCACCACGTTCTCAACCACCGTGCCGCCCCAGATACTGACCATACCCTTGCGGGATTTATATTTGTACCCAGACTTGGCTTCACTCGTGTCAAACCTCAGACCGGGGTAGCGGATCATCAACCCGTTGGGCAGGGATATGCCCTCGCCTGTTACCTGTAACACCTCATGCAGCCCCAGATAAAACGGGTCACTCTTGGCGTCCCAGTTGGCGAGTTCCATCAGCGCGTTGTCGCATTCCTTCCATAGCGAAATGATATTGTCGTTGACGCCCCGATAAAGATTAACTATGGCCTGACACTCATCGTCTGGCAGCGAAACACTGATCGGTTGTGCGGTTGCCAGCGTGTGCTGTAACTTTTTCCAGCCAGTGCCGTAGCCTAGTCCTAAGATGCAGGTCTTGCCTACGAACCGCTCCTCTGCGTCTTTCTTGGTTATGGTACGGCTGTATACTTTTGAAGCAAAGATTGAGTATACGTCGTCGCCATCGGCGAATTGCTTAACAACATCGTCTTGTCCTGCCAGCCAAGCCAGCACTCGTGCCTCGATTTGGGAGGAATCACAGTTAATGACCACATGGGAATCTGGTGGTAAGACTGCATTTTTGAGGGTTTTCTTTTTCTTATCTCGGCTTGGTAAGTTCTGGAAATTAACCTTGTCTGAACCAGACCATCGCCCAGTATGTGCACCGTAATATTTAAGGGGGATGGGCAGTAGTCCTCGATTTCGCTTTCCAGTGTCGATGAATCGTGTGATGCGAGACTCTTCCAGAGTTGATTTAGTTCCAAGTCTGACTGCACAGAGTTGTTGAACGAGTGGATTTTCGTGTTCCGAGAGTGAAATAAAACCTTCGTCGTTTTTTGCCAGAGCAAATGTCTCTTTTCCGGTGACGGGTGAGATTTTGAGAGGCGGTTTAACAGGTGGGTCAAGTCCTTCAAGGAGTGCAGCGAATTGCTTATTGCTTGCCAGCTTTTTACGAACAGCTTCTTCATCTTCGCACTCCAGTTTTACCTTCAACGTCGCCAATAACTCTTTCTTCTCTTTCTTCAAGTCTTCTAAGCGTTGCACCAGCAACGCATCATCCACCTGAAACACGGGGTCAATGAACATGCGCAACGTCATATCAACAAGTTTTATCTCATCACCGGGGAAGTACGGAGCCATCAAGTGGAACAGCTTGTAGGTGAGTTCTACGTCATTCTTACAATACTCACCGTACCGAGCCAACTCAACCGGGGTAAAGTCTGCCCGACGCTTGCCCAGAGCATTGTTTACCTCATCGCCTTTCGCACCGATCTTGTAACGCTCAGCCAACGCGCCAAGACTGCCACCTGCGTCCACACCATGAAGCGCACGAGCCATGCACAGTGTGTCTAAATAAAAAGCGGGGTGGATACCGAATCGCCAAGCAAGTATCGCCCCGTCGAAAAGGGTGTTGTGACAGAGCAGGGCGGCGTCCGACCAGTCTGTCAATTCCGTCAAGTGTTTCTTTAACTCTTCATGGGTACCTGAAACCCAGTACGCCGGTGCGTCATCGATCTTGATGCCGACACCGATCTCCTCGAACTGCTTGTCGCGGATGTATTCCTCAGTGGTCAGGTTCTTAAAACCAAACCCTGTGGCGTAGTAGGTTTCCCAGTCAAGGGTGACTAGACTCATTGGTTTCTTTCTTAGTGTATGGACTAAAACTCTTCTTCTCTTGGCATAGTTTGCACTGCCACCGGATAATCTTTCCAGACTTCTTCATGATGCCGCCCTCTTTGGGTCGGGTCACCTGACAGCCTGTACAAAACTTTGTGTCGTTCATCGTGTTAGCCGTTCTTGAATTATTTTAGCGAAGTCTTCAGGCAAACTGCCCTTCATCTCTGTTGCTTCTGCCCAGTAAGCTTCAATCCGTTCAGAACTCATTGGGTGTTTAACGCGACGCAAAACTCTTATAGCCGCTTGCACTGCCCAGAGATATTCGCTGCTGACGGTCTTTATGTCGCCGACTAACATTGCGTCTGTATAGACTTGAAGTTTGCGAATAAAATCTTCGTCTACATCCTCGGGGTAATACGGGCTATTTAGCGCCCCCGCGCCACCGTGTGCAAATAATCTTGAGGAAGTTGTAATAGTACCTGCATCTACATTGATGTTATAGGGGGATGAACCAATAGCATTAGCTACGTTCTGATACAACCTTGGATCAACCGCCATTTTTATTTCCCCTTCGCAAGTGCGCCCAAGCGCGTCGGTGTACCTACACCCATCAGCATATCCGCCACCTCTGCTGCTTCCTCGTCGGTCATGTTATTTAGATCAATGGTTCTGCCGTCGACTGTCGTTACCGCTTCGATGCTGCCCATGACCGCCTTGTTCTTCTCAAGGAAGTCGATAATGCTCTGTCGTGCTGTACGTATTTCACTCATTTGGAATCCCCTTTGCTTTCATCATGGCGTCGGCAATTTTGTATGCGCGCATGGCCCCGTTGTAGTCATTTTCATCTGCGCTCTTGCCGTTTATAAATCCTTTATTAGCTATCATCCCCTGCATAGCCTTCGCTGCAAAGTAATCGCGTAAGTCCATGCCTAGTTGATTTAGTCCGGTCATGTTTGATACTGGAAATGCTTTCATCTTTAGCTCCCTACTCGTTGGTCTGGTGGTAATGTGGATTGATAATCATCCCAAGATTCTTCTAATAGCATTGCCGCTTTCATCAGCATATGAACTAATGCCTCATGCCTGTCTTCGTCCAACCCTTCGGCGTACCCGCGCAACCTGTATGCCATCGTGTAACACTGTAATTTCTTTGCGTCGATCATTTATCCTCCACTTTTATCAAATCCACATACTTTCCGTCTTTATGAACAAACCGCACTCCGATAAGATTCTCTTCACCATCGTAGTAGCAGCAGAGTATGTCGTTATCAACCCACGGCGCTTTGCAATGTAGCGTAGCCGCTTTCTTTTCGGGCATCGCGTAACTAACCGTCCACTGAATTCGCGGGTGCGGTACTCGCTGGTAGTCGTAGAGTTTGATGTCAGGCATTATTCTTCTCCTTTAACTTGGCTTCGATGTGCTTAACAATGTCTGCTGGCGGATTCCAGCCATGCTTCTCCTCTTCATCATCAAGCCATATTTCAAACTCACGAATTTCCTCATCCGTCAGCCCTTGCCATTCTTTCTTTGATAGCCATTTCTTTGGCGCTCCACGAAATACTGGCTCTCTATTTTCCAATACAGCAAGCATAACTTCCATGCCGTTATACATACCGTGAAAGTATGGGTCGTAGTTCCATGTACCATCACGCCCTTGAACCTCAAGCAGTTCTTTCAATTTAACTACAAGCTTCTGCTCTGGCTGCGTCTTTGGACACTGCTTACAATATCCGCCAATACCACACTGTCCACCGTCACATTGCGCTGGTTCTGGCTGCGATAGTCGAGCTTCGAGTTCTTCAATACGCTTCGCCATGCGCTGTTGCTCCTCATCCGTCAGCCCTTGCCAGATTCGTTGTGGTGAGGCATGGGCGGTATACAGGGCAATCGGCTTGTATGTACTTGGTGGCTTCTTCCATCTAAAGTATTTATGGCCTACTGCGTTTTCGCACAAGTACGCCACCGGCTCCTGCTCCGGTGGTGAGCAGGTATGTATCTCAGCAGGGTTCTTTTCGCCGCATCGTTCGCATTTCATTTCAAAAACTCCTTCACTTGTTCGTACACACCGTTACGCGCTGTGTTATCGGACTCAAACTTAGTCCACCCTGCATAGCGCATCTCGTTCTCGCAACGCTCAAGCAGTTCAATCATCCGTTGCACCTGCGTCTCTGTGTACAAGCCCTCATCATCCGGTTCAGGCTTCAGTCCAAGGTTAGTCTGCCAGTCATCTTTGCCGTGTTGTGCTACGGCTTTCATATACGACAACTCGCGTATTTTTATCCACGCTACAGGTTTCATAGCCCACCCCGCAACGCCCACTCTTTCGCCTTCTCTGTCATCCACAAGGCATCCATGCGACTCATTTTTGATGAGCGTATAACTAACTCATCCTCATTGTCGTACCCAATAATCAATACATCAGTAAGCGACTCGTTCAAAGCAGACTGCAACGCCTGTTCTGGTGTGTAGTTTATTGATGCTGGTAGTGCTATGACATTTTGGTTGTTCATATCAATCCTTTCCAAAGCCGCTAACGTAAGGAATACCCATCGCATCATCACGCTCTCGCAATGCCTTGTGGTACTCGTCTAACAGCGCACAAGCCTCGTTATAGTTGCTGTCTGCGTTTAAGCACATACACTCCAGCATGATCGCCAGCCGGTGTGCGAACCGATCTCCGATGTCATCTCTGTTCATAACGAACGCCTCCTCATCTCTCTGCAATTCTTACGCTCTTCCGGCGTAATGTCAGGGCTTATCTCTGCTACACCACACAGCGGCCTCGGTGCTGGCATGGGTTTAGACAACGCAGCGTAACTCCAATACACAGAGAACAACGCCACGCACATAGCAAAGGCAACGGCTGCGGCTTCAAGCGGTTTCATGACTACGCCCATTCCGTAAATAGTCTTTATCTGTAGCGGCGTACCATATTCGCCCGTCACGTTTTTCTTTAACTAGCGAGCCATTCCCGATCATTTTCATAAGGGTGCTGGAAGTCATATTAATAAACCCTGCCTCTATAATCTGACGCTGAGTAGCAGGGCCGTGTTCCCGCAGCCACTGCTGAGCCAGAAACGCGCGGGTTACAAAGGGCGTTCTTCGTCTTTCTGCTGCCACCTTTTTGGTTTTCTGTATCTTGGGCTGTAGTTCTGCCCACCATGCCCGTAAAGCATCTGGGTCATACCACGTATTTCTGGTTCTGTGATACTGGCTACCAGCGGCGTACATCGCCGTAGGGCCATTGTTATGCCCTATATACGCTGCTAACGTGCAACGACTTATTCCAAATTCCGCAGCCATCTCTTTGATAGTGCGTAGTGGTTTGCGCGGCCCCTCTTTCTTTCGCCATTCCCGTTCGAATTTCATTTGATAGCCCCCGGATAGTAAGAGTTCATCAATTCTTTGTAATCAAAGTAATCCTTGAAGCAATCCTTCATCTGTACATGTTCTGGACTAACGAACTGCACCGTGTCGTTGTAGGTAAAGACTGTCTTAGGGATTGATGCCGTACCCAATGAAAAGTCTTTGCCCTTGTCAGTCACGCGCCACATGCCAGAGTGCTTGTTCTTTGACTTGGCATCGACAGGCTTGCGCTCAACTAAACCCCACCACTTCAAGGTAGGTAATTGATTCGAGCGCACTATCCAGCGAGGGGCTTTCAGTGGAATATCTACCCAGCCATCTTTATCTGCTGGCGCTTGGGTCAGCCACAGTAAGGAAGTCGCCATTGTTTTGTTGATGTTGCGGCCATAAATCCTCCCCCACCTGTCGCAGGTCGGGCAGTAACCGCCGTCGCCTTTGATTGTCTTTTGCCACTGTTCGCGAAATGATGTCATGGTTTTTTCCTTTCTCTACCACAGCGCCGTGCCGTGGGTCTCGGTTGTAGGTTTAACTTCTTTGTGCTTGGCCTTGGTTATCAACTTCCAGCCCTGCTGCATAAACTTTTCTGCTTCGTACCTTTCCCAAAACTTCCGGAAGAGCTTGCCCTCTTCGTCATAGACTTCGTATCTCATTCGTAATCATCCTCTATGTAATAACTTGAAACCCTATCTTCTATCCTACGCCTTGCTAGGGTCTTACTCATCTTCAGTGAGATTGCGGCTTCCGGCGTGTACAGCCCACGCTCGTCAGGTTGCGGCTCTTGTTTAGAGACCAGTTCCCTAGTTTCTACCGTGAAGAAATTCTTTTTACAGTCAGAGCATTTCCTGTGCCGCCTTACAGAATTCTCTAACCTAGTTGTGGTAGTGACAGATGATTTCCTGCTGCCGCAATCGCAAAACATTACTTCTCCTTAAATGTGTGCGGAAAGAATCTCACGCTCCAGATACCACTTGGCTTTCTGCAAATCTTCGATGCGGTTGCCCTTGTGGTCGGCTCGTGTAATGTACTTCACTACGTTGCCAAGGTTGTAGCCCAGCTTCTTGGCTTCAATGAAGTCAATAGTCTCGATTCCACCTGTGGTGTAGTGTGGGGGATGGTTAATTAGATCAGGCTTGGCAAAGTCTTCAGCCCTAGCCAGCCGCGCTTTCGGACGTGTCACTGAACCAATCAGTCTAGGGTTCGGCGGAATGAGTAGGGCTATCGCTCTTTCCGAATTCGCTTTATCTTTCACTGGGTCTTTCTCGTCTTGTTTGAGTTTCCAACGCACGGAATAAACAGTCTTAGGTGATACGCCCGTTGCGCGGATTACAGCTTTAGTTGTTGCGCTAGGGTACTTCAGTAGATAATCTCTTGCGCTTATTTTGTTTTTCATTACTTAGCCTCTCGGTTTTGTTTAAAAAGAAAATCGTTACGGTACTCGGTAGGGGGAACCCACCCCTGCTTGCGCCATACTGCTTGCACATCCGCCCCAGATGTCCATCGGAAATTATCCAGTGGACTCATGTGCCGATCATGTTCTACGTCAGGCACGACCAATCTCTCTTTCCCCACGACTTTGAATTTCATGATGTATTAACTCCTCTAACTGATGGACGTTTGTCTCATCTACAAGTAACGCAATGCCGCCGCACTTGCGAATGTCATCCATGTTTTTTAACTGAAGGGCAGTAGGCTTACCGCCATTCGCTTTGTACTCCACTGCAACAAAAACCCCCTGATAGCAAGCTATATCATCAGGGACACCCGAACGCCCATAACCCCCAGAGAACGCGGGGAAGTGATACATCCCCATCTTGGTCATTATGGCGCGCCCGACTTTCTTTACTTTCGCTTCAGGTGTCATTTACTTACCCGTCAGTGAGCAAAGTTCGCCCATACTCATCACTACGATGTACATCGACGGAGAGGCTCTCCAGCCAACTGTTTCCAAGTCGCCTTTCCTCGTGGCGAATAAATTCAACGCAGACAGCGCCTTGTCCTGTACTAACTCACCTCGATGACGCACAGTAATCATCGCCAACTTGTGCTTCATGAAGTCAGGCAACGTATCTGCATCGAACATCCTCGTATGGTTGTCGCCTACGTACACCGTGTGCAATTCATTTTCTATATGAACCGGAACGCGATACAGCCCCTCTGTCTCATGCGATACAGGTGCTAGACTTTGTATCACGCGCCCATCCTCAATGACGTAGGTGTAAACATCAATCGGCGTGTCTTCTGTGTCTACATTCATATTGAGTACCGTTTCATGCTGATACCATCATCATCCGTGGTTTAAGTAGCAAACTGCCACTCCATCTGTCGCCGCAGTCAACCGTCATTACGCCCAAGCTAGTTGACACGCCGTTCCAGTTATTGGGAAAGAACCCGCTATCGCCAACGAACTCATACTTGATGTCGGGTCTTGCTTGCTCTATTGAAGTCTTCAACATCGCCATCGTCGGGATTAACTCAGCGACCTCGGTCACATCTGCTACACGACGAAAGTCTTCAACGATGCTCAGGTCAAACGACGTTGATGAGGCATTGCTTGCGTCATTCCATGTCGGGAACAACTTCATCCTGCCAACACAAAACGAATCAGTGTTGTCGTACATCACCGCCCACACAGGCTTACTGAATATCTCGCTCAACTCTCGTTGACGCTCGACTCTAGTTTTATCTGCATCTCTGTATTTGTCAAGTGCGGATTGTACTTTGGTCATTGATTCTGCTGATAGGGTAGAGACATGTCGATTGCCTAAAGCTATCTCCATCAAGCTATGTATGATCTCGCCGCTTATACTGTTGCCTTTGCGTACCTCACCGTAGGACGATGACAAGTTATCAACGGCACTTTTAATTCGATCACTCAACAGAGCAGTAATAAAAGTCTGTGTGTTTTGTGGGATAAGACCTTCCTTCTCAATAGTCTTCATCACAAAAGAAACTTTCTTACCAAAGAAAGTCAGCTTGTCATCGCGCGTGCGCCCACGATCTTTCATCGTCATGCAATTACGAATGGCGAACGACTCCTTGTCTTCCATAAAGAATACTTTGCATACAGGGATGCCATCCTGCCGTGCCATGTACATCGGGTTTAGGCTTGACTCATACCGTGCGCTCACTGCAAGCACCATCAGGCCATACTTGTGCGCCAACTCCCGCACAAGCGGGAACGCTTTGTTCAGTACAACTTCTTCCTCAGTGATCTTCACTGCGAATGGGTGAACGAATGTTTTCATGATTACTGTCCTTTCCTCTGATAGGATACTAATTAAAGTTTGTCGATCCGTACCATCTTGCCCTTCGGCGCAACAAAGCTGCGGTTCTCCGTCACCAGCCACAAAGTATCGACGCCAGTTACCCACTGAATATCGCTCTCAACGTAGCCATCGGTGAAGATCACGATGCAGTCTGGCTTGTAGTTCTTCTTGGCGATGTACTCCGCAACACATGAGACACGCGTACCGCCGCCGCCCATTGGTTTGAGAATGTCTTTGATGTTAGGTGAGTCACCGTCGAACACCTGCTCACCATGCACCTCAGTATCCCACCACAGAACGCGCACAGTCGTAGGGGTCACCATGTCGCAGATCAACTGCAACTGATACGCGAACTTACCGATCATCTCCTGATTGATAGACCCTGACGTGTCAAGCGCCACGATAACCTCAGTCATAGTCTCGGTCTCAGCACTTGGTGCAAGAATGTCATTAGCCAAGAGATTGCGATTGAACTTGCGCCACGTCAACTCGTCCCGACCCCGCACAGCGGATGACACGAAGTCGCGCATCTCTTCCTTCCAGTCGATAGGCTTGTCCAATGATGCTGTTATCTCACGGGGAACCTTAGTTCCCAACCGACCCGCAAGAATCCCACCCTCACGCAACGCCCGACCGACACGCTCTTCCAACTCTTTAGCCTCCTGCTCAGTCTTGGGCGCACCGGCTATGTCATGCTCGTCCATATCTTGCAGCGTGACCTGCTTGCCGTTGATGTTGATCGTCTCGCCATCCCCGCCCTGACCCTGACCCTGACCATCCGGCTTCTGCCGCTGCGGGTTCTGCTTCTTCAGTTCGTTGTATATGTCACGCACTGCCCAGCCATCGAACGCATGGTCAAGGATCGCACCCTTGGGCAACTTGCACAGCGTCTTGTCATTGAAGTTATCAATGATGTTGTTGACCACGATGTCCATTGCTACATTAGCCAACGTCCCGTCTTCCCGCATCAAGTCCTTGTGGCGTGGGATGTGCATCAGCCCCACATGCAGGTTCTCGTGTGTCGCAAGACCCCGCACTTCCTCGTCCGTCAACTGAGACATGAACTCCCGACCATACTTCTTGTTCAGGCCATCGGTGTAAGCCGTGGGGATGCCGTCCTCTATTGAACTCTCACCCATCATCATCACGCTGCCAAACTGCGCAGTCTCAGGGTGACGCATCAGGATGATGTGCTGCTTCTTCAAACGCTCTTCGTCTGTAAGGTATGCCATGATTAGTCTCCTATCATTAGAGATACTTGTAGTTATCTTTCGTCCATGCTTTGACGTCCTCGTTGTTCGATGCCAGCTTGACGGTACGCCCGTTGCCCATGAGCATGGTAAAGAAGATCGACTGCATCTCGCTCTGGTTCATACGCTTGACGAACTTCATGAACGATGACAACTCGTCCTGTGTCTGAAGGTCATCGACCGCATTGAACATCATCATGCAAAGCGCAGCAATATCTTCAGGCATCTTCACGCCTTCAGGATTAGCGACCACGTCAGCAGTCGGGATGACCTGACTCTTGACATCAAGGAATACAGACAACGCTTTGGCCGCTGCCAGACCGATAGTGCCGATCAACGCTACCTCAGTCGCTGCCGCACCCATGGTGTCTCTGTTCATTACCGCACGATTGCACTTGAACAGGGTACGGGGTGACGCGAACTTGCCTGACTTACTTGGGTGAAAGATGAACTCGTTGTTGTCCTGCCCACCGTCACGATAGGATGCCAAGATGCGGGGATTCATCGCAACGAACGCACGTAGTTCAGAGCAAACACCATTAGCTGTTGCCCATATGTTCCAACGCTTAGCATCAGGCTTTGCCATCGGCAGCAAGCAAACACGATCTAGTTGGTGAGCTTGCACGTTGTCGCCTACGCCATCGCTTCCGTTGTTAGATGTGCCATAGACAATCGACCCCATCGGTAGCGGTACGTCACCGACCATACGCTCAAGCATCAGTCGGGTAAACAACACACCCATCAACTTGGGAACCTTGAACGCCTCGTCAAGCATAATGACTTTCTTCCTGCCGTTGTTCAGCTTGAAGAGTGAACCGATGTACTGCTCCAGAGCTTTCGTCTCGTGGTTCGGGATCGTCGCAGCAATGTCCATGTAATCTTTGGACGGGCAGTCCACATAGATATAGTCGTACTCATCGCCCAACGCTTTCTCCATCAGCTTCAGAGTAGAAGTCTTACCTACGCCCGGCTCGCTCAGTAAGACCGGCGTGATGTGACCATCATCTCCCTCACGGGTTGCAGAAAGCAAAGGAATGATCGACGCTGCTTGATCGATAGTGATTGTGTCGGTAAAGTTTATCTTAGACATGATTAGTTCCCTTTCAGTGGATAGGACGTTAATTAAGCATTACGTGGTGCAAACATGGACATGATGTCCTCAACTTCATCTTTGACTTGCGAACGCGCTGCGTCCGAGTCGCGCAGAATATCTGCATTGACCCCGCGCAGTGTCATGTCAAGCCGCGTGATGACCTCATCTAACTTTGAGTCGTTCGTCAGATTAAAGTCTTTGTAGACACGGCAGTACTCTTTGGCCTTGTCTACCGTACCCTCGTATATCTTGCGCTTCTTCTGCTTCATCTCGCCGTCCTTGGCTAGATACTCGTCCGTGCCACAGCAGTGCGACAGGCTCTCCATGACATCGACCAGACGCTCCATCTGATCGTCAAGTATCTTCTGGACAATGCTTTGCGCTTGCTTGTTGTAATGATTGTTCAGATCATCGGCCAAGTCCTGCGCGATAGAGCAGCGGTAGTCGCCCACCGGAATCTCGCTTGTGTATAGCTGAACGCCGAACTTGCTACGCACCTCGGAGACGTCCGGATAGTCGTTGCGGTTGAACATATCGCCCTGTGCGAACGCCATGTTGGATACAGTCGTCGTGTAATTGTTGCAGAACTCATCCAACAAGCGATTGAACTCGGCTACGTGGTCGTGGTACTCCTGCATGAACTTGGGCAGTGATACGTGTGGCAGAAAGTCCTGTGCCTTGTTCCACGGGTAGGTAGTACGCACCATCCAGTTGTAGATCGTCTGCCGATAGTTCAACAGGTTCTTGTGATCGATGTTGTTGGCAAGCAGGTTTTTCACGAACCGGCCTGCATTCTGATCGGCTTTCTTTGCGGTAGTAACCTCATTGCTGATGGCTCGGTCTTGCTTGGTTGCTGACCAGACGTTGACCTCGACAGAGACTAAAAGACCCGCCGTTGCCAGCGACGTGATGTGTTGCGGTTTGTTCAATGTGACCATGATTAGTACCCTTTCAGTTGATAGGACGTTAATTAGCTGCGATGCGCTGCAAACTGCTTTACCACTCTATTATTATACTATAAGTTGACATATACCACAAGGGGTTTAGATAAAATAGATAGTTGACGCCAGTTATCCATGCTTGCTCCGATCAGAGACTTTCATAGCAGTGTCTCCCTCGTGATCAATCACATCGAACCCGACCTCGGTCTCGATAATCCTCCACTCCTTGTGCGCGATCTTGTCCAGTGAGTACATTAGACGTTGGGTCTGCCGACGCTTAGAGTTCAGGCGTAGCTGGAGATATATATTCCAGATGCCCAGTACGATGGCTATGAGTTCGTAGTTCATTACTCGCCCTCCTTGTGTAGTGTGTTGTCTAGCTTGTGTACCTTGTCGTTGTGCTCGTTGATGAACGCCCCGCGTGGCAGTGCCTCGATCTTGTCCAATAATTCTTCTACCGCATCGTCAGTCAAGTGACCTTCTACGTCTTCCGTGATCGGCGTTGAATAGTCCAGCAAGAAGTCCCCGTCAGTCTTAAACTTGATGACGGCTAACTCCCACAGTCCCTCGTCCCCTCCGTAGGTATGCTCCCCCTTGACCACGGACGCTCCGTAGTTGTTGGCAAAGCGATACAGTTTCTGCACTGCCCCAGATTCCAACGGACGCGCATCGATTGGCTCGTGAATTTTCCTTATCTCCATCCTAGTCTCCCTTTGATCTGGTTCATATGCGCGAACAGATACTCGCGCTCGGTTGTCGTGCCCTTTTGCTGCTGGAGGATACGCTTGATGTCACGTATTACTTGCTTAGCTATGTTGCTGCTGTTCACTTCAGCCCTCCCTGAATTTAATGACCATCTTCAACTCCTCACACAACAGCCATACCTTATGACCCTCATCACGCATGGCATCGCTACCGCTGTGTAAGCGGCGCTGGATCGGTTCGAGTCTCTCAAGTATTTCACTCAAGAACTCGTGGTAAGTCCCGATTACTTCCTTCGCTTCCTTGTGTGAGTTTTCAAGCGCCACGATGTAGTCGGCTAAAAGGTTCTCGTTCATTTCACCAACCCTCCCTTGTTGTTGATGCCCTTCAGATCAGAGACATCGGTTATTAAAACAAGATTGCTCTTGTGCATGGGTACTACGCACCGCTTGACCTGCTTGGCCGCAGCCTCCCCGCATGGCATACAAGTCTTGTATCCCAACGCCCATCGTGCGTGAGCCACCGGTGAGCCACATATGATGCAGTCTCTCGTATGGTTGTCTTGCGTCATAGTTAGTACCCTTTCAGTTGATAGGACGTTAATCAATGACGATGGATCGGTTGACGCTCAGTCTGCCCCGCGCTGCACCTGCCTCGTGCGTTTCGATGTCGTCATACGACTC